CGGAGCCCGGCCGTGGCCAGCTAGCGGCCGAGCCGCGTGGCCGGGCTGCGGTGGGTGGCCGCTGCCGCCCTGACCGGCAGCAGTGCCCGCGGCGCATGGAAGATCTGGCGGCGGGACCGCCGCAACCATGCCAGCCCCAACAGCGCCCAGACCGAAAGTGCCTGCGCCGGTGCCCTGGGCGTGCAGCTGGCAGGCCCCGCCTACTATTTTGGCGAGTATTATGATAAACCCACCATTGGGGATGCGCTGCGCCCCGTGGAACCAAAGGACATTTTGCGGGCCGACCGCATGATGTATGCCGAAAGCCTGCTGGCTTTGGTGTTGGGCATTGCCCTGCGCCTGCTGGTGCTGGCGATGTAACAACGAAAAGGGGAGAACGGAATGGAACTGGTACATGGCGGTGATTGGGCGGGCTACCGCGCCCGCTTTGGGCATGATGCGCTGGATTTTTCGGCCAATGTCAGCCCGCTGGGCCTGCCCCAGGGCGTGGCGGATGCTATCGTTGCGGCTCTGCCCACTGCGGACCGCTATCCGGACCCCCTTTGCCGGGAGCTGCGCACGGCACTCAGCCGGGCGGAACAGCTGCCGGAACCGTGGATTTTGTGCGGCAACGGGGCTGCGGATCTGATCTACCGGCTGGTGTGGGCGCTCAAGCCCCGCCGCGCCCTGCTGCCCGCCCCCACCTTTGCCGAGTATGCCGCCGCACTGGAAAGCGTTGGCTGCGAAGTAAAGCGGAAAACCCTGCATGAGGCCGATGATTTTGCCGTAACGGAAGCCTTTGTGCAGGCAGTGAACCAGAGCATTGACCTGGTGTTTTTGTGCCAGCCCAACAACCCTACCGGGCAAATTACCCCGCCGGAGCTGGTGCAGCGCCTGGTGCGCCGCTGTGCGGACTGCGGGGCCGTGCTGGTGGTGGATGAGTGCTTTCTGGACTTTTTGCAGCAGCGGGATGCCCTGACGGCCAAACCGCTTTTGCAAGCCGCGCCCAACCTTGTTATTTTAAAAGCGTTCACCAAACTGTACGCCATGGCCGGGGTGCGGCTGGGGTATGCCTTGTGTTCCAACACCGCACTGCTGGCCAAAATGCAGGCCGCAGGCCAGCCGTGGGGGGTATCCAGCCTGGCGCAGGCTGCGGGCGCTGCCGCTTTGCGGGAAACCGCCTATGCCGATGCCGTCCGCGCCCTGATTGCCGACCAGCGTCCCAAACTGGCGGCCGGGCTGCGGGCACTGGGGCTGCAGGTGATCGAGGGCAGCGCCAACTACCTGTTGTTCCGTGCGCCGGAAACGCTGGGTGCGGCCTTGCAGCAGCGGGGCGTCTGCCTGCGCAGCTGCGGCAATTACCCGGGGCTGAGCGCCGGCTGGTACCGCACCGCCGTGCGCACCGCGCCGGAAAACGAACAGCTGCTGCAGACCATGCGGGAGGTACTAAAATGAGCAAAGCAACATGTATTATGGTGCAGGGCACCATGAGCGGCGCGGGCAAAAGCCTGCTGTGCGCGGCGCTCTGCCGCATTTTTGCCCAGGATGGCTGGCGGGTGGCCCCGTTCAAAAGCCAGAACATGGCGCTGAACAGCTTTGTGACCCGTGACGGGCTGGAAATGGGCCGCGCCCAGGTGGTGCAGGCCCAGGCAGCCGGGGTGGAACCGGATGTGCGGATGAACCCCATTCTGCTCAAGCCCAGCAGCGATATTGGCAGCCAGGTGATCGTCAACGGGGAAGTGCGCGGCCAGATGCCGGCGGCGGAGTATTTCCGCCGTAAAAAACAGCTCATCCCCGATATTCTGGCGGCTTACAACAGCCTGGCGGAAGACTTTGATATTATCGTCATCGAGGGCGCGGGCAGCCCGGCAGAGATCAACCTGAAAGCCGATGACATCGTGAACATGGGGCTGGCCAAGCTGGTGGATGCCCCTGTGCTGCTGGTGGGTGATATTGACCGCGGCGGCGTGTTTGCCCAGCTGTTTGGCACGGTGGAACTGCTGGAGCCGGACGAACGGGCGCGCATCAAAGGGCTTATCATCAACAAGTTCCGCGGCGATGTTGGGATTCTGCGCCCCGGCCTTGCCATGCTGGAAGAGAAAACCCACCTGCCGGTGTTTGGCGTTGTGCCGTACTTAAAGGCGGATATTGAGGACGAGGATTCGCTTTCCGACCGGCTGCAGGTCAAAAATGCCGTTAAGCCGCTGGATGCTGCCATTGTGCGGCTGCCGCATATTTCCAACTTTACGGACTTTATGCCGCTGGAGCAGCACCCGCTGCTTGGCGTGCGCTATGTGCAGACCACCCGCGAGCTTGGCGCGCCGGATTGCGTGATCCTGCCCGGTACAAAAAATACCGTGGACGACCTGCTGTGGCTGCGCCAGTGCGGGCTGGAAGCAGCCATCAAGGCAGCGCCGTACATGGCCGGTCTCTGCGTCCCAATCTCCAAGCTGGCTGACGCCATGGCCCAGATCAGCCGGAGCGAGGGCGGCGTTTACACCCTCTACCAGAGGGCGCTCGCGGAGAGCGCCACCATTCAGAAAGGAGCGAATTAATTATGCCGTACCAGCATGGCGTCCGGGTGCAGGAAAGAGCCACCAGCATTGTCGCCCCCATCACCGGGACGGCGGGGCTGCAGGTGGTCTTCGGAACCGCACCCATCAACATGGCGGATGACCCCTACAAAGTGACCAACACCCCGGTCATTGCCTACAACTGGGCAGAGGCCGTCAGCAAGCTCGGTTACAGCGAGGAAAAGGACGAAGACGGCCACTACCTCTACACCCTCTGCGCCTCCATGTATGCCAGCTTTAAGCTGGTGAACGTGGCCCCGGTCATTTTCGTGAACGTGCTCGACCCCAAGAAGCACAAGAAGGAAAACGTGGAGGCTACCTACCCCGTGGAGAGCATGGAGGCCGTCATCCCCATCACCGGCATCCTGCCGGGCACCGTCCAGGTCAAGACAGAGGCTGACGATACCGCTCTGGAGGTTGAGACCGACTACGTCCTCTCCTTCAACGATGACGGCAACCTGGTCATCACCCTGGTCGCAGGAGGCAGGGGAGCGGAGGCCACGGGGCTGAAGGTCTCCTCCACCTCCATCGACCCCACCGTTGTGGATGCGGATGACATCATCGGAGCCTCTGCCGGGAGCGCGGAGAGCGGCTTTGAAGTGCTCCGCCAGGTTTACCCCAAGTTCGGCATGACCCCCGGCCTGATTATCGCCCCCGGCTGGAGCCATATCCCCGACGTGGGCATCGTCCTGGCCGCGAAGTGCCAGGAGATCAACGGTTACTTCTCCTGCGAGGGCTTCGTGGACATCGACAGCACCCCCAGCGGCTGCACCGCGTACAGCGACGTCAAGACCACCAAAGAGAGCGCCGGATGCAACAGCGAGCACATCATGGCCCTCTGGCCCTGCGTGGTTTCCGGCTCCATCAAGTTCTGGTACAGCGCCGTCATGGCGGCACTGACCGCCTACCTGGACGCGAACAACGATGACGTGCCCAACCTCTCCCCCTCCAATGAGCTGGTCGGCATCACCGGCACCGTCCTGGCCGACGCCGTTTACACGGAGAACGCCGACGGCACCGGCGGCACCTGGAGCAAGGAAGTCCTGCTGGATCAGCTGCAGGCCAACGTGGTGAACAGCTTCGGCGTCTCCACCGCCCTCAACAACAACGGCTGGAGAACCTGGGGCAACCGCACCGCCGCCTATCCGGCCACCACCGACCCCCAGGATCTGTGGTTCTGCTGCCGCCGGTTCTTCAGCTGGTGGGGGAACAGCTTCATCCTGACCTATGCACAGAAGGTGGACGACCCGGCGAACCGCCGCCTCATTGAGAGTATCGTCGACGCAGAGAACATCCGTGGCAACGCCTACGTTGCCCAGGACAAGTGCGCCGCAGCCCGAATTGAGTTCATCGCAGAGGAAAACTCGGTGACCGACCTGATCAACGGGAAGCTGACCTTCCACCAGCACCTCGCCCCTTACGTTCCGGCGGAGGACATCCTCAACACGCTGGAATTCGATCCCGACGCTCTGCAGAGCGCCCTGACTGGAGGTTGATCTAAATGGCAATCGTAGGAATTCCTGAAGCCATCCACGACTTCAATATGTACCTGACCGGCAACAAGCTCGGAGGCATCACCGGCGAAGTGGAAATGCCCCCGTTTGAGAGCATGACCTCTACCGTCTCCGGGGCCGGTATTCTTGGAGAGTACGAGGCCCCCACACCCGGCCACTTCGGCAGCATGGAGCAGGAGATCCCCTTCCGCTGCATCAACCGGGACTACTTCAACATGGTAGACCCCACCCAGCCCCTGGAACTGACCCTGCGAGGGGCCATCCAGTACGCCGCAGCCTCCACCCAGGCCACGGAGTACATGGGCATGAGGGTGGTCTTCCGGGGCAAGCCCAAGAACGTCAACATCGGAACCGTCCGCCAGCGGGGCAGCATGGACAGCACCATCACCCTGGAACTGACCTACGTCCTGGTGGAGATGGACGGCAAGTCGATGATCGAGATTGACAAGATCAATCCCACCTACAAGGTAAACGGGAACGACGTCCTGTCGAAAGTCAAGCAGCTCACCTAAGCCATAGGAGGAAAGAGACATGGAACAGCCCATCACCAACACCACCCCCGTGGAGGCCCCCGCCAGCGAGGCGGAGGCCACCACGCTGGTCAAACTCAGCAAGCCCTACAAGTTCGAGGGGCAGACCTACTCGGAGATCGACCTGTCCGGCCTGGACAGCCTCACCGCAGAGGATATGATCGCCGCAGAGAAGCACCTGATGCGTACCGGCGTCTTCTCCCCGCTCCCGGAGATGACCGTGGAGTATGTCCAGTTCATCGCCGCCAGAGCCTCCGGCCAGCCCGTCGAGTTCTTCAAGGGGCTTCCCCCGAAGGACGCCATCAAGGTCAAAAACCGGGTGACCAGTTTTTTCTACGGAGAGGACTGACCCCGGAGGACGGGAAAGACCTCCGTAGGCTATGCGTCCGTCTTTCCATGACGCTCCATTCAGGATTCACCGACCTAATGCGGATGACCATCGGAGACCTCGTCGAGACCACAAAGGAGGTCATCAAGATAAGCAAGGAGGCGGCAAAACGTGGCAAGCGCAAGTAGGGGAAAAGAATACAGCCTTGCAGTGAAGATCGCCGGTTCTGTCGCCTCCTCCTTCAACAGCGCCATGGGGGCCGCAGAGAACCGGATCAGCGGCCTCGGCCAAATCGCAAAGCAGGCGGCAGCAATCGCGTCCGCAGCCTGGGGGGCGCTGAAGATTGGGGAATTCGTGACGGACTCCGTCCAGGCGGCGGTGGACTTCGAGAGCGCCATGGCCGACGTCGCAAAGGTCGTGGACGGCCTGCGGGATGAAAACGGAAACCTCACTGACACCTACTACGCCATGTCGGACTCCATCGTCCAAATGTCGAAGAACATCCCCATGGCAGCAGAGGATCTGGCGGCGATCACCGCATCCGCAGGCACCGCAGGCATCGCCGCAGAGGAACTCACCACATTTACAGAGACCGCCGCCAAGATGGGCGTGGCCTTTGACACCACCGCCGAACAGGCGGGTGACTGGATGGCCAAGTGGCGTACCTCCTTTACCATGAGCCAGGAGGAAGTCACGGCTCTCGCAGACCAAATCAACTACCTATCGAACAACAGCGCATCCACAGCCTCGGAGATTTCCACCATCGTGACAGCAGTGGGGCCGCTGGGCGACGTGGCAGGCATCTCAGCCGCCCAGATCGCCGCCCTCGGCTCCACCATGGTAGGCGTAGGCGTCCAGCAGGACGTGGCGGCAACCGGCATTAGAAAGCTGGCCACCACTATGGTGGCCGGATCTTCGGCCACAAAAGCGCAGGCCACCGTGCTTCAGCAGCTGGGCCTGGATGCCACAGAGATGGCGCAGCGGATGCAGACCGACGCGGAGGGGGCCATCCTCACCTTCCTGGAGGCAGTCAGCAAGCTGCCGGAGGCGGAGCAGGCCGCCGCCCTGAAAAACTACTTCGGCCAGGAATCCGTCGGGGCCATCGCCCCGCTCCTGACCAACCTCGACGTGCTGCGGGAGCGGTTCGAGATGGTGGCAGACGCCCAGCTCTATGCCGGGAGCATGGATGCAGAGTACGCCGCCAGAGCCGCCACCACCGCGAACAACATCCAGCTCTACGAAAACCGGATCGCCGCCCTGAAAATCCAGATCGGCAACTACCTACTGCCCGTGGTGAACAAGGTGCTGGGCGCAGCCTCCACCGGACTGGACTGGCTCAGCGACAAGATAGCCTCCGC